CCTACATCAACAATCAACTATCAAAGCCCATCTGCTTTCTTTAGGAATGCACGCACATCAGAATCTGGTATCCCAGTGTTTTATACGATTTTGGCTAGTGAATTTCAATTTGCGCCAATCCCGGATACGACTTATACGGCTAGGATGCTCTATTACTCTGCCCCGGCATATCTGAGTGACAGCAACACAAGTAACATCTTTCTTGCCAACTGTGTTGATGCGCTGCTTTATGCTTCGCTTGCAGAGGCAGAACCGTATTTGATGAATGATGCTCGATTGCAGACCTGGGCATCTTTGTATGATCGCGCAATTGGCGCAATTTCAACCAGCGATGATGCGGGAGAATACTCTGCCTCTCCTATCGCAATAACTCTTGCTACGAGGTAAATCATGTCTGAAATGTCGAATTATCTGGAAAATGCGCTAATTAACGCAACCCTCCGAAACACATCATATACAAGCCCTAGCACCGTATATGTTGCACTGCACACCGCAGACCCGACTGATGCAGGAAGCGGTACTGAAGTTTCTGGTGGTTCCTATGCACGCACTGCGGTGACGTTTGGTGCGCCTAGCAGCGGTACTTGTGCTTCTAACGCTGACTGCACGTTCCCGCAGGCTACTGGCTCGTGGGGAACCATCACTCACATTGGTCTATGGGATGCCAACACTACCGGCAACCTTCTGTATCACACTCCGTTGAATACGTCTAAGACCATTGACAACGGCGACCTTTTCAAGATTGCTAGTGGTTCGCTTACCGTAACTCTGGACTAATCATGCCTGCTGACGTTTGCGGCCCATTTACACTTGAACAGCTAGATGCCTTTGGGAGCCTAGACTCCCTCGCATTTAGTTTGGATAGTGCTGTATGGGAAAGCGCAAACACTTGCATTCTGTATGGTGATGGAGTTGTAAACGGTACAGCAACGGTTACTGCATCTGCATCCAAAACAGCATTTGCAACTGCCGCCATCACAGGTACCGCATCAGTAACTTGCTCTGGTCAACGCACTCTGTTTGCGTCTGGGGCAATTACAGCAAACGCATCTGTAACAGCAATAGGCTCAAGAACCAGATTTGGTAACGCCGTCATCACAGGATCTGCAAGCGTTTCTGCTGCTGCGATAAGGGTCTTGGTAGGTGCAGGCTCTATAAACGCAACAGCGAGCATTACAGCAAGCGGTAGAGGTATTTACGCTGGCTCTGGTGCCATTAGTGCTACTGGCTCCGTAATTTGCTCTGGAATCCGTGTACGAACAGGCACTGCTGCCATCACTTCTGATGCGTCCGTTGTAGCTAGTGCAGACCGAATCAGGACTGGCATTGCTGACATTACTGCTAGTGCTGGGGTTTATGCAAACGGTGGTGTTGAGTACGAAGGCTTTGCCGACATTACTGCTACCGCAACCGTTGCTTGTAGTGGTAAGGGAATCTTCTCTGGCATTGGCCCGATAAACGTATCCGCTATTTGCGTAGCTGTTGGTACTCGTCTTGGTGATAACTGGTCTAACGTAACGCCAAGCGTAAACACATGGGAAGATGCCTCTATTAGTGCAGATTCTTGGAATGCTGTAAGTCCTAGCTCAGATGCTTGGACTGATGTTCCCGCTGGCACTAATACTTGGACAAACGTAAACGAAGGTAATAACACATGGCTGAGACAAGGATAAAGTTTGGAGATTGGCTACCTGACCAGCCGGGTATAGTTGGTGCGCTTACTGTCGCATCCAATATCTATCCTGTTGCCAACGGTTACGCACCTTTTCCTTCGTCGGTAACTCTGTCAGACGCAGCATCAGAAGACCTGAATAACGTCTTTGCTGCCAAGTTCTCTGGCACAACTACTTTGTTTGCCGGTGGCGCAAGCAAGTTGTTTAAGTACGATGCTGGTGACTTAGACCTAGACGATGTTTCCAAGATGGGCGGTTACTCCACTTCTGGCCGCTGGTACTTCGTTCAGTTTGGCAAAGTTGTGCTTGCCGTGAATAACTCTAACAAGGTTCAGGCATGGACTCTTGGAACGTCCACTGCGTTTGCTGATGTAGCCGCGGGCGCACCCATTGCAAAGTTCATCACAGTTGTCCGTGATTTCGTTGTGTGTGCTGGTATCTCAAGTACTTCGTATCCGAATCGTGTGCAATGGAGTGATATCAACGACGAAACGGATTGGACTTCCGGTTCTGCTAGTCAAGCCGACTCGCAAGACTTGCCTGACGGTGGAGACATTAAAGGCATTACTGGTGGCGAGTTTGGTCTGATTCTGTCTGAACGTGCTATCACTCGGATGAGCTACTCTGGCTCACCGTTATTCTTCCAGTTTGACGTTATCTCTCGTGGGCTTGGCTGTCTTGAGTCAAACTCTATTGCTCAGTACAACGGACGCACGTTCTTCCTGTCTGATGACGGTTTCTATATGTGCGATGGACAATCAGTAAAGGGTATCGGTGCAGAACGTGTAGATCGTTACTTCTTTGATAATGCGAACCCGTCCGAATACAGCAAAATGTCCGCTGCTGTTGACCCGATTCGTCGGCTTGTCGTTTGGGAATACGTCAATGACGTTGGTGGTAAGTCGCTGCTGATTTACAACTGGCAACTTGATAAGTGGTCTGCTGCTGACACTACTGTTGACCGTATCGCATCCGCTGCATCTTCTGGTGTGACTCTGGAGCAATTGGATAATTACGGAACCGTTGACTCAATCCAGACAAGTTGGGATGACAAGTTATGGGTCGGCGGGCAACTGCTCATGTTTGGTTGCAGTGGAACAAGGCTTACCACGTTCAGTGGGCCTGCCATCAATGCTGACATTACTACGTCCGACTTGGGTGACGGCAAGCCTTCTGTAGTCATGCTTGTGCGTCCTATGGTGGATAACGGATCCGCATTTGTATCGGTGGCTAGTCGCACCCTGCTAAACGAACAACCTTCGTTTGGAACCTCAGTAGTAGCAAGTAGCGAGAACCGTTGCTCACTGCGCTCCGCTGGACGCTATCACCGAGTCAAGCTAGTCCCTAGTGGGGACAATTGGACTACAGCAGTCGGCATCGACGTTGACATTGTTTCTCAAGGTGTGCGATGAGACAGTTTCGCACCGTTCCGCAAGGTGGAACAGATGTTCGTACAACGTCTGAGGTTATCCGTGGAATCATGGATGGCAAGACTAATAACACTGGCACTCTGACTCTTGCTACTGGCAATGCAACGACCACTACTCTCTATGATGAGCGTATTGGTTATGACAGCAAGATACTGTTCGTGCCGATGTCTAGTGCTGCCTACAATGACAATGCTCCGTATGGCGCATTCCAAGATGACACAGATCAGACAATTACATCGACTACGACTGCGTATGCGATGAAACTTGGAACTACTGATTACACAAACGGTGTGTATGTATCAAACACATCCAGAATCAATGTTAGGAACGCTGGCGTTTATAACCTTCAGTGGTCTGGACAATTTGAAAGCTCTGATACTTCAATTCACGATGCAAGTGTCTGGCTGAGTAAAAATGGAACAAACATTGCAGGTTCAACTGGTTTTGTTTCAGTTCCTAATAAGCATGGTGGTGTTAATGGAACGATTATTGCAGGTTGGAATTACTTTGTTGATTTAGCTGCTAATGACTATATTGAGATTATGTGGTCAGCTACCAATACTTCAATAAGTATTCAGTATTATCCAGCAGGAACAAGCCCAACTCGTCCAACAACTGCATCTGTAATTGCGACCATGCAATATGTTGCTCCTGCTGCAACATCAAACATTTATGCAAGCGCATTGCAACAAGGTAGTGCAACAATTAGTCACTGGGCTAATGATACTGCCAACAAAACTTATGGATATGTGGTGATCGGGTAATGGACGTTAAATACATCAACAAAGATGAATTGAGAAGCTGGTGGCCCTGGGTTCGTAAGGGTTTGGATAAGGTTCTAAAGAAAACTCCAGAATCATGGATTCCAGAAGATTTGTATTGCGATTGCTACGAAGGTCGCTCTATGCTATGGGTAGCGATGCAGTATAATTACCCAATGGGATTTTTTGTTCTTCAGCCTAGTCAAACAAACATCCACATTTGGGTTTCGTATCTTGAAAAGCCAAGCCTAAAGAATCTTCATGAAGGCTTTGCTCATATAAAGGGAATCGCCAAGAATGGCGGTTGTCAGACTGTGACCTTCTCATCATTTAGAAAAGGTTGGTCTAAACGCGCTAAAGAACTTGGATTCACGGAGCGCACTTGGATATGTGAGGTGTAACATGGGTGGTGGCGGCGGCGGCGGAAAGCAAACAAGTACAACTAATCAAAGCATTGATCCGGCTTTGCGTCCATTTGTAAACTATGGACTCAGTGAAGCACAACGTCTTTATCAATCTGAGACTCCACAGTTCTATCCTGGTCAAACCTATGTTGGCCCATCTGAGGCTACTAC